GTTTGTTCAACTCCCCAAGATAGTTCCTTGATTTTGATTGGTCTCTCAAAGAACTCGGACAATGTGGCATCTGAAAGAAAGCCAGTATCCCGGGTGTGGTCCATCGGAATCCCTCTTGTGTCCAACGAGGGGGTAACAGCGTCACCAAAAGATAATGTTTGTGATGCTAGTTGGGCATCGCCGATCATTCCGGCACTTGTGGTTGGTGTTTTTGAGAATCTGCTATGAAAACGAGAAAGGGGCGATTCAACCCCCACTCGCGTGGGTATATGCAAACAAAATGTGAAGCCTGATAAAATTAAATGTAGAAACATGCATAAATATAATAGTACTGGTAACCATACACAAATTGGTCCTGTTGCTTTTCCGTGGACCGGCATGGACGAACACCGTGGTAGTTTAATGACTTTGCCTGGTCGGGGGGCCAGTTTAACGACATGGCTAGGTCCGGCTATATTTTCGATGCCATTCAAGAACGCGATCCTGATAGGAGACATCGAGTTGTGGGGATGAAATCTTGGTTTCATCTGCAACCAATTTGAGCTGACTCCTCAATGTTTCATGAAATTCTTCCCCGTGAAGGAAAGCTTCAAACATCATGGAGTTATACGATTGGACAGCTAGATCTTCCAATTCAACATGAGCACTCTTCATCGCTGAGTGACCCATCTTGTAAATTGAATGCTTGTCCAATGCGCCCACTGTGGTCCCAAGAGCCTCGTGGAAAACGCTCTTCCTTTTGAGGAAATCGATCTCAGAGGAATGAACGAATTCAGGGGGTGTGGCAGACTTGCGAGCATCGGTAATGACCATACCAATACTATCGAAGAACCATTTCTTGGCTGAAAAGCATGTGATTGCTCTAGCCTCAAGACGACTCTTGTTCTTGTTATCATCGCCATAACAAGCCAACGCTTCGTTCTTCCTGTATGGTCCAAGTGCGTGGAATTTCTTTGACCCAAGTACTCTCAAACCATTGAGATAAAAACTAATTCTCATGTACAGTGAGTTTTCCATACTGTTACCATACACGGTAAAAGAGTTACCTGAGCTCCACAAGAACATACGAAGATGCGTGCCATTCCAGTTGAGAACTGGGTTGCGTAAACAATCAAAAATTCCGTCGAGAATCTTTAGATCATC